AGAGCGTCTGGGGTTGATAGCGAATCCGGTGTCTGGGTGCCGCTCACTTCACTTACGTCATCAGGCATATAGTCCTCTCGCAATGGGAATCCTTACAATCAGGGCCATCGCTTTATAATTTCAAACCGGAATCCTCAACGGGGCGGTTTGATTCTCAACTTTTTCTGAATTAACCTTTCAGCATAAACAGGGGCCAAGTTCATCTTACGGCCCAAACAATCCAGAAGTTCTATTAATTTAGAGCAAGCTGGATCACCTTTTGTTAATTCTTCAACCCGTTCTATAATCAACTTTTCCACTACAGCTATGATCTTTTGCCCACCATCACTATTGCAATCAACCATCAAATTATTGCTTTCAACTATAACGTCATGAAGATGGTCTGTATTCAACGCACATGGTTGCCGATAAACCGGAAGACCAGTGGAGGGGTCAATGTCAATCCCGCTATTTCCTAAAACGCTCATACTTCACCACCATAAGTATTTTCATTAACATCCATAACATTTTGGTTTGACATCTGTTGTAAGCCTAATTCACGTTGAGACATTTCATCCTGAATAGCTTGCATCTGATTTTCCTGTTGCATTGCCCCAACACCTTGAGCCATTTGAGGATCAACAACAATACCCTCATCCTTAAGATTGAGCCTTTTAATAATGGAAGAAACCACATTGTAATGATTGAAATAAGGCTGATATACAGGATCAATTGACATCGGAAATATCAGTTCACTCAAAGAACGTAATACTTCCTCTTCCTTGAGCAAAGAAGAAATGCCGCTTACTGAAAACGCTCCCGTACTGGTATCCGGCAACCTCAAAGTAGTTTTTGATTGAGGGTCATAATATGCAGTTGCCATTTCCATGCCAAACCATTCAGCCAATTCTTGAAACGTCATGTTAGCAGCAATAGTTTCCTTGACTGCATCAATAACGCTTAACGCACCATCTTCCAAGTTAAACCCCATAACACTGTAAACCGTCATGGACTGCTGTAATGACTGTGCTGACTCCCTGGCTGTTACACGATCTCTAAACCCAGGCAACCCTTTGATAATATTGCTTGGTACTGGCGGCTCTTCATAACACTGATTGGCGTATTGCAAGGTAGCTAACACATCATTGGTTCTGCTGTGGCGGTCAACCGTGCGAATTACAGGTTGCCCATGTGCTGTGCCTCTCGTAAGCCATTGCTTCCCCGGCATATCATCGACTTCAGACTCTTCTACCAGGGCAGAAACATCAATCTCTGTGGGCGGATTTACAATCCAGTTTAGATTGTCATTATAAAGAGTTAGCAGAGAACACATGAAGTACCACAGCGTTTTAATCCCCTGCAATAAACTTCTACCATCATGCCTTAACAAATGTGGCAATGGACTAAACGAAATTCCAGGCCAACGCAAATGATGATAGGGGCTTGGTTTGGGCCTTTGTAAAACCAAAGACTGACCAGGGGTAATGGTGTAGGTATGGTTCGGCAGGAGCATGTTGCCATCAGGCCCAAGCACTACACCCCAAAATTCATACACCGGGACCATAGAACGGAATTTGCCACGGTGCTCCATGAAATTTCTTTTCTCATTCCGATCTGTTGCAGTGGCCCCATCGGTACTGGAATCGCTTGACACCATCGGACGGGCCGGAACATTCTCATACCGTTTCTTCTTTTCAAACTGTTTCAGGGTCCACCAATCCATCCATTCTTGATGGACCCAATACATCCCGGATTGCGGGTCACGGCTCAAAGCATCAGGATCACGGTGAATCTTCCAGGGCTCTACCAAGCTAAAGCGTAAACCCTTTTTAGGCTTCCAGATCGGTATCATCTCCATTGATGTCCCAACCGCAAAAGCCATTTCCGTTGCATCAGAAAACTGCAAAGAGAACTTGCCGAAACGTCTTGACAATTGTAAATCAAGAATCTGTTGCCATAACGCCACATCAGCATCGCTATAATCACCACGAAACCGATCATCAATGGACAAAAATTCTGTATCGAAGGCTTTCCTGGTAATAGCCTTGGCATACAGAACAGACCCATAGGGCTTCGGCAAAACCACCCTGGATTGCCAATCTTCTTTGTCGGCATAATTGGGCGGCTCATCTTCCTGATACATTCGCCAACATTCATCCTGTATCTCACGCACTTCCTTCATTGCCGCTACGGATGTGGCAACGCAATCCATGCAATAGTCAACAAAATGCTGTTGATTCTCGTTGCTATAAGCACCAGCCGCTTCTTCACGATCCTTCATCTCCTTGTCATCAATGACAGGAGTGTTACGGATTCTGGCTATGCCTTGTTTGGCCTCTTCGTAAGGATCAATAAAAAGATTAGCCATTTACTTAATTCCTATAATCTGAACCGGACTCGAATAATCTTTAGGCTCTTTGTCATTGTAATAAGGATTGGTAGCGTTCATAGCCTTTTCTTTGGCCTCGTAAGCAGCCTGGGGGCCAGTAGTAGATGCAGTTGGAGTCTCCTTTTCTATCTGTCGAGCCGCCTGATCCAACGGATTCAAGTCACTGAGTTTCTTCGTTACGGAATCGAACATGCCCATGTTAGACCTCCCTTGAAAGTTCAAACAATAATACACTGCTACAAATACTTGGAGTCATCCATTTAGCAAATTGCTAACTTAGTATGTGATAACTGTCCGACAACCATCAGCGAAGACTACCAGACCCGAGATGTGTTCACGATGCGCCGCCATATTGGCCCAGAACTCATCACTGCCCCCCAAAGGACGCACAATCTCTCCAGTACGGCCAGGAGGCTCCCCGTTCCACCCCTCTTCTGGGGCCACAATCTCACCAGTTAACGTATTGGCAAAGACCTCACGATACGCCACGGCCCCCTCCCGATCCCGTATCAGTGGTTGAGTCATCTCCCACCATCCCTTATATCCGCTTGTTTCCATACTATCCCCTTCTCCTGCCTCCCACCGCATAACCGGAAGCACGTTTGGTTCTTTGGGCTAAGGTTTTTTTATAGTTCCCGCCATAGCCGGTGAAATCAAAAGCAGGAAGCATAATGGCAACACCATTTGCCAAGGCTTCTCCGATATGACTGCTCTCAGTTTTCTCCGGCACGGTGCCCATAATGTCACCGCTAGTATTCGTTTTGTAATGCCAATCACCAGACAGAGCCTTGTGCAAAATGCGCTCATTGGGATCGAGATAAATGGCTGGCATCCCGTCAATCATGCGGCTGAACGCACCCTTGAGGGCTCGTTTCATGGGCTCCCATTTAGAAGGACCACCCTCAAATCTGGTTTTTAGTTTATCTTCAATAACCCTGGCAGCAGACTTCTGGCGATTGCTCTGGTCTGGTTGAGCCATATTCCGATCCCCGATGTCCCGCCAAGACCTTGCTTTGTCATACCACCTGGGGCTATGCAAAAGAGGAAGAACCTTGTTGTCAATCAAGATACCTACATCAGAATTGCCCAACTTGACCGTATCCAACACAATCAAACGTCCAGTTTTGGTTACTTGCCCTAACACACAATTGCCACACCAACACGGTTTACCGTTCCTCCTTACATAAACAATGTGATTCGGTGCAACATCAACACAATAAACCATCTCATTATTAGCCTTATTTATTGTCAAATTGTCATGGCAATAAGATACTGTTTTGGTTTTAAGTGATAGGTTTACCAAATATGTAAGATGATTTGTTTGATATTGTTTTCCCCTTATTGAAAACTTTCTTCCAATATTATTTCTTGTGCTAATCGTTGCAGACCAACCAGCCTTTAATACCAACTCCTGCAAGTCATCAGCCATTAACTTAGAAGATGTAGATATTCTACGTCCTTCACTACCATCCCCTATTAAATAAAATTCCAGAAAAAGCCGAATATGTTCTTGACTCAAAACCTTTATTTCTGCCGGAACAAATTTCTCATAAGATTTGCCAAACTGATTTAAATAATTATATAATTGCACTGAATTGGCTCGCCATCCACTTGAATTGCTTGATTCAAACCATGACCACTTAAAAGGCATTTGAGTTAAGATTTGCTCAATCCGTGGATTACGTTCTTTTTGATATATTTTTACTTCATAATGCGATACCTTAATATCACTGGTATGTTTTTTATAAGATGAAGTCGAACCTTCACTTAAATAAATTCCCATAAAAGCACTAAACGTACTCCAATCAATATTCACAGCATCAAAACTGTTAGAACCGTTTTTATACCCTGGTAATACAAAACAATCAGCAAACATCTCCCCATGCCATTGACCACTTTTCAACATCTGCCGCCTTGATTCAACCTCTTTTGCTTTCTTAAATATAATATCATTTGTATTATGCTTTGAACGCTTTAATACAACCAAGTTATGATCTTCAGTTGTTCGTAAATCTAAAGCCCTGGTTTGCCAATGATACATATTACCATTATAACGCTTGGCAATAATGCCACGCACAGGAAGATATTCTATTGCTTTATTACATGGGTTTAACGTAATAACATCTTCACCCAACATCACATCCTTCACAAGTTTCCAACCTTGTCGTGTTAACAATTCTG